GCTTATCACCATTAATAATGCAATGACACTGCCGAATTTTTGTTCTGGTTTTATCGAAGTTTTGGATAAAATCTTGTGGCCTATTAATTCTAATTTAGTCATATTACACCCTTTTAAATGGTATTATTGCTGATACATAATACACCATTATTCGTGTTTTGCACGGATGTCTAGGTATTCTTTTATGTCGGAGATTATGGAAGGTTTGTATGGTATTGAGTATAGACCATTTTGATCTATTCTTAAGTCTCTGGATGGTAAAAAATTATTTCTTATCAAAATATCATTCCTTTTGTGATATTGTCTATAATACTGATCACCATGATATAGATGTTCTATAGTTCCAGGAACATATCCAATATCTCCTTGTACTTTCTCATAACTGTTCCATGCCCATAGTAAAAATTCTTTTCTGTATCCAGAATTTAGGTTTATAATAGTTTTATGGTTCCATGTCCCCATCCATGTTAGCATTTGAAGAACATCAGAATTTCCAACAGGATCCAAATCATATAACCTATCTTCTATTAGTATGTCTCTTCTAAATGCCCAACAGAAACCAATAGCAGGGAACTTAATATCTATGTTATCAACTATTTTTTTGCCAAGACTAATATTATTATGATATGGATTAACGGTAGGTCTTTCAAAACATTTGTCAAACAACTGCACCACTTTATATCTATTCAATGCCTTGTTAGTATCTTCAATAAGATTGTTATTTGAAAAAATAATATCTGTATCAATCCAAGCTATACTATCAGTGTGTGATTTAAGATTTTCTATGGCTATATTAAGACATCTTTCTTTTTGCCATAAAACATTAGAATAATCAGCTCTAATTTTGATACTGTCGTCTATAAAAAATTGCTGATCTGGCAATGCCACTTCAACTGTTGTAATATCAAAAGGAAAATTTTTTCTAAACTCAATGTAATTTGTTTTAATTTTAGAAGAATTGCTAAAGTTGAAATATGAACAAATAAACTCTAACATTAGCCTTTGATAACTTCAGTTTTACAGTTATCTCGTTGATTTTCTTCAGCAGATTTACCGTCTTCTGGTTCACAATAGCCACAGTCTACTTTTGCTATACCATCGCCACTAATATACCAACCTTTTCCTTTGCATACTGGGCAGTCTTTTCTTTTATATTTTTCTACTATAATATCGCTTTCTGATTTGATAGAACCCCCAACAAGACATACTCCTGCTGTGGTTGAAATATCTGCGTAATTAATAGAATTAAGTACCACAGCAAACAAGATTAACGATGTGATAGTTTTCATTTGTTTTTCCACCTATCTAGAATATCTTTCAAAGGTCTTCTTCTAGGCTTGTCTACGCTCTGGCTAGGACTTAAAATCTTGATCAGAGAGAGGATAAAATTACTGATTGTTTTGATTAATGAATTAAGTGCTATTTTATCTAAGAGCTTCATAAGTATTCTCCAAATCCATAATCTGGAAGTTTTTGTGGTGGAAATCCATTAAAATCACTAAAGGCATACGCTCCATTCTGCCTCAACATACCTTCTGCTACATCTGCGTGTATTAAAAAAGAACCGTCTGGGATAGGCCCCCATTCTGGATGGCCTCCATCATTCCATTTACCCCAGCTATTTTGGACAAGAAAGGCAGGCTCTCCGTTGGTATCGTCACAAGCCGTCCATGCCATTGCGTGGGCCCATGACCCACTTTTTCGCGCAAATCCCTTGCTATCCCTACGATTAGAAAATCCATAACCAGAGCATACACTTAAACCATAACCATTGGCTAAAGCATCTCTGGCTTCTTCAACTGTTCTAATTAATGATACAGTACGGATTTGGTGATTGTCTGCTTCATCTATTACACTATCTGGTAATCCTCTAGATCCCCACTTAGCACCCATATTCCCATTATATTTACTAAAGTCTGCTACTCCAGGATAGTTTTTACGAACAAGAACACCACCAGTTTGGCTCACAAATGTAGCAGCTCTACTACAACTCATGCCTTGTCCACCATGACCTCTACAACCATAGATTGCTTCTGTGGCACCTCTAGCAATCCAGCTTTCTTTATCTCCTTTAATATCAATTTCTACTGCTCTTGTTACATCACACCCGTTGCGAGTAGCGTGGGAAACACAGTCCCCTGTGGTTTGTCTCTCTATATAAGCGTTCTGATCAAATTTCAATACTGATTTGAAAGGTGTTGATAATTTACCTTTGCCACTGTTTTTAATACGCTTTGCTCCATCTTTGAAATAAGCATATTTACTTGTAGCGATTAGTTCTTCATATACATGTGGCTCCCAGAGACATCCACTAAAGCCTTTTCGATATTCATTATAGAGTTGTTCTGGAGTCATTCTTGGCATTATTTACTACCCTCTAAAAAGCCCCAGGCCAAAGCCAAAAATGCATCACTAGATTTTTGTCTTAGTTCAGCATCAAGAGTTACGGCATCTGACGATACATAATTTTTGAATAGGTTATCGGCAGCTTCAGATAAGCCTTCATATTTACCTCTTAGATCAATTTTTAAGATTTTTGCAGATAGTACATTTGCCTGTCTAATAGCTTCTGTTGTTTTTAGAATATCTTCATCAACAGAAATCAAAAGAGACATATCTCTATAGAGCTTTGCTAATCTAACACCATCTTGTTTTCTATCTTCGCTACCATTTTTTAATGCATCTGTAACAGGTTCAACTAGTGATAGCAACTCATCATTTGGTTTTTCGATGACCAATGAATCACAGACTTGAGTATTAACAAAATTCGGAAGTGAAACGCTGCCGTTACTATATAGGGAAAAGCCTATTAAAGCTATACCCAGTATTAATAGCTTATTCAGTTTCATTGTTATAGTCCTTTGGTACTAAATGAGGAAACATCTGATCAGCAATAGCAACAGCTTTGTCTGCACCATATTGTTCTGCTAAATCTCGAGTTTGTTTCCAGCTCATAATTAATTGAAAAAAGACATCATCTTGTGTTTCTGGTTCTTGATCATCAAAAATCCCAGTATCAATGGATGGCAATTCTGGAGCTTTTACATTCTTTAATTTATCTTTTACTTGATCTAGTAGTTGATGGATTTTTTCTTGAAATAAAACATAAACAATTAGTGCTACTCCAGCATATAACACAACATCCATAGTTTGAATACCTGCTCCGAAATTATCTAATGAAAAATTCATTTTAACCTCACTGTATTGTTTAAGTTTTTAATAAAGTCATTTGTAATACTATCTTGCGTTGCAGCTATTGTTACAACTTTAAACACCCCAATATCTCTAAATGTTGCTACCATAGCGTCAATAGCAGAGTCTACAAGAAGCATTAATATCTTTTTAATATAGCTATGTAAAATTGATTCTATAGGACTAGGTAAAAATGGCAAATCAATGACACTAAAAATAGTATCATAAAATTCATCAATTAATTCCATGGCTATTTTCTTTTTTTCTGGGCCAGCAAGATCAGTACCGATTTTTTCTATAATTTGTATAACAGCAGCAGTTAAGAATTGTAGAATCTTCCATGCCTCACCTATAGCAAAACTTTTTACTTCTCCTAGAGATTCTTTACTCTTAGCAATGAGGTCATTGATTTCTTGCTTAATTAATTCTTCTGTATTCATTTAATATTCCCTATGTACAAATATGATGTTTAATATCTTTATATATTGTTTGTCCTATGCCATTAATCAAAGATATATCTTCTATATTCTCAAAATCGCCATTTTCATTTCTATAATCAATGATTTTTTTTGCTAATGATGGACCTATATGTGGCAGTTGTATGAGTTCACCAATAGTCGCTTCATTTATATTAATCTGATCATATGACTTGTCAACCCCAACATAATCTTCTAGCTCTTTTCCTATGCTATCATATTCTTCTTGTTTTTCTTTACTATATTCATATTTATATTTGTCTCGACTTTTAATGTAGCGATAAAAAATTAATACTTGACCACCTATTAAGATTATACTTTCAACGCCATGCGAAACTATACTTATTAATTCTTCTTTAGTCTGATCTTCTTTAATAACACCAATTAAAAAAAGTGCGCTAAATATAAAACTAACTAACGTAAACCAGAATTCGGAAGTTCGATATCCTGGTTTATACATTATGCTCCCCCGCCATCAATGCCAGTTGCAGTATTATAATAAGCAACTTGGTCAAATCTGTTTGTGTATTTATCTTCAATGCCAGAAAATGTTGGATTACTAACATAAGAATCAGTAATCAATACTTGAGATACTCCGCCCTGTGTGCAATAAACAATAGCATTGCCATTAGCAATATTGTCTGAGCCAGTATTTGCAGGAGTGACAACATCTGTAGTAGAAATGGCCATTTTTAACCCTTTATATTAGAGTGTGTGAATATTCGTATTACTTATACACCATTAAGCTTTGTTTATGATCAGCTAATTTGATCGATCTTATAAAGCATAATGTGTCATAAAAATATTCCTAACTGGTTGGATGTGCTTATTTTTCTGCTAAAAAATTATACATGATAATATCATCTTTAAGTAAATTTTGTATATTTTCTGGTACTTCTTTATTATAGCTTGGATCTTGCTCTGAGACATGAATTTGTTGATTATATTCTAGCTCTAGATAGTCACAAGCCTTTTGGACTTCTGGAAACAAAATAAAATGAGAATCATGGTCTGCTATTAATGTCAATGGTGCTAGATGGTGATATCTCCTCATTGATATATTTTCAGAAAATTCTCGTTTAATTACACCCCCTGTTTTTTGCGCCTTTATTATTTGGTATACACAATCCCAATTTTGTTTTTTTACTGAATAATAAGATGCTAATCTTTCCACTGGATCTCTTACCATCACTAAACAGTTTGATGGCAATTTTCTAGTCCATCGTTCCTCCAAATATTCTTGTGGTCTGCTTGGTTTATTTTTCCATTCTTTAAATTTATTTTTATAAAAAGTTTGTAATGCTATTGCGCATAATGTGCTAGTACAACTGCGGCTTACATGAGCAAATGATTTTCCATTAGGTAATTGATAATATATCTTGAGCATCGTTAAGCTGTATTGGTGTTAATATTTCTTCTTCTATTTTACTAATCCTAAAACCATAACTAATTCTATCGCAATTAGCCCAAACGCAATGTGGTTGTGGCACATTAAATATTCTATATTGCCAACCCTTTATGTCTTGAAATGTTTTTACTTCTCCATTAATTATAAACCTCATACCACTATCGCTGTTTTTGGACCAGACTACATATACTCTAGCTCCCGGTATGTGATAATTGGTATGCCAGTTTTGATAATCTCCTATTTTATATACCCAAGATCCAGACACATCTCTATTTTTTAGTAGCCATTCTGGTGGGTTTATTTTCTTGCAGTATTTGTCGTATCTCATTAGTCACTACAGTCATCAGATGACAGCCCGCTAATAGTTCCGCTTGCTAACACAGTATCACTAGAATTTTTAGCAAGCACGGTTAGCGTGGCACTATCTATTGGTCTGTCATATTGACCTCTTAATCGAAAAGCTTTTGGATTGGAAGCACCTTGATGTGATAAAAGGATATTTTTACCACCAATACCTCCAGTTCCTAATGTAGTTGCCGTGTTTGTAGTAAAGGATGTATAAGTGGCTGTTACAGTGCTAGTGCCCCCAGCTTCTACTATACCTACCGCAGTTGCTGTTAATTTAGTTGTTCCAGCTGGTAAATCTCCAAAAACATATGACACTTCCTCATAGCATTGATTTGTTGCAGCATCAGTTAATGCTAGCGTCTGGACACCGCCACCACCACCTTGAGCAGTAGAGTCGTAAACCAAGGTACTTCCAATAGCTATTTTAATAACTGAATTATTTCCAATCTTTAAACTAGAAACAGAAGCATTTCCTATTTTTGTGGTATCTGTTAATGGGTCATCATATGCAAGAGATGTTATAATTTCTGATTGAGCCTCACTATTAAGAATAGACTCATACAGTTTTCTATTTTGTTGTTTCTTGTTATTATGAAAAAAATTAAACATTACAAATACCTTATCCTGTTACGAAATATATTGTCGTAGGATGATAAGATCCTAATGCGCCATAATCACCGGAGCTAATACTAACAATATTTGTTACTGTGTTGCCTCCACCAGCCACTCCAGTATCGCTGAATAAATCGCTATGCAAAGTAACGGCTCCAGTTGTTCCGCCTCCGCTTAATCCAGTTCCAGCGGTGACTTCTGTAATGTCTCCAGCACCGCCAGCACCAGCAATTAGCCCGCTGAGAGCAGAAAATGTATCTGATCCATTACCTATTTTTAAAGTTGCAGTATCTATAGCATAGGCTGGTTCTCCGCTTGCTAATACCTTAGTAGCAAGATTAGCAGAGGTGTCTCTTCTAAGCTGAATTTTCACTTTACCATATTCATATGCCATGATCATTACCTTTCAATTCTATGTTCTAATGCTTCTAATGTTTTGCCTAGTGTAGCTATTTGTACTTTTAGTTCTGTCATTACTTCTGTATTTTTTTCTAAAGCTCTAAAAAGAATATTTGTATCTTCTTTATGACTATTTAATCTTTCCATAATAAATTGTCTGTCTTTGGCATACTGACTAGCCTGTGCAGTAGTTATAATCATTTCTTCAACTTCTTTTCTGTTTACTAAATTTTTTACAAAAGTAGTCCAGAAACCTATTAATGCGATTACAACACTAAACATAGAAGTTGTAAAATTTTCAAAAAAATGACCTAATGTATTTGGGTCTGACATTTTAGTTCTCCAAACTGTGGTATAAAAAAAGCCAGAGATGCCTGCACACCTCTGGCTCTCTAAGATGAATACACCTAATGAGAATATCTAATTAAGTATTTTTTGCTGAGTATGTGCCTGTGACTGCTGTTTTGCCGCCTTGTAGGTAGTAAAGTTCGCCTGGAGCTAAACGAGTTGGATTAGCAGCAGCGTCAACGCCCATATCGACTAATTCTCCGGTTGTTGCTGGACTAAATTCACCACTGTATGCATTCCAAGCACCATTACGAATAGCACTTGTTTGATCGGTGATCCAGACACCAGAAACTTGATGGATACTTCTTGCATTAGTCACATCATCAGCAGCAGAAACAAGAAAATCGTTCGATACTGTTGCAAGAGATTCTGTTACTCTCATAATCAATCCGGTTTGATTGTCAAACGCAAAAGTACCAGCATCTACTGATTTTTCTGCATTAACCCCGGAAACCACTGCTGAACCAAATACACCTAAATCTACTGTGCCTAATGATCTTGTGTCTAAAACACTGGAAGTGCCAACATTTATGGCTGTTCCACCGTTATTAATTGTACTAGTAGCTGTTACGGCTGAATTGCCTTGTTGTACTGTTGCCATTTCTATTCTCCATATGGTTGATCGGTTAACTATAGCTATAGGAACTAGTTACCTTTTACCCCAAAATAGTTTAAATTTGATATTTTTCTCTAATTAAACCTAGTGTCGAAATTGAGTTAACCCTAAAGCATCTTAAATTGGCTGATTCTAACAGCTCTAAATGGCTATTATTGAAAATATTAGCATTACAGATAATATTTGCACTTTCATTTTCTTTAGATATCATAGCCATGGCTGTAATATGATCATATATATCATCTAATCTAAAACCTGTAGATATATATATATCATTCAGATTAAAGCCCAATAAAAATTTGACTAATCTGGAGAGGCAAGAATAATTATAAAGTCTATATTCCAATATATAATGTAAATTTACAGCGTTATCTGAACACAATTCGTAACATTTTTCAATATCTTTTTTTATTTTTACATTTTGTTTATTATTTATTAAAAAAGAAGGCATAATAATTTCAATGGAATCAGCACCATCAGATATAGACTGTTTGATTATATCTAATTTTGTTTCTGTAGAAAGAACGCCAAAAGGGAAATCTATAAGTGATCCAATTTTTATACTATTATCTTTAGAAATTTTATTTTTTATGTACTTGACGTATGGATGTAGTATGCTAAACTTATCAACAAAAGAGAATTCTTCTACTTTATTGAATACAGATAGTAGATCTTGATTTGACGAGGTTTCATCTGTATATTGAAATTCTATTTTCATATCAGTATATATCATAGTAGTTAAATCTACTATAATTTACACCTTTTATGATTCATATACTTTTTAATATTCTGTCTGCAAAACCATAGTAAACAGTTTCTTCTGCTGTCATATACCAATCTCCATCTTGTAATTTTTTAGAAAGAAAATGTTTTACTTTTTTAATATCTGGCTTCGCATATTTTTCTTTAAAGAATTTACCTTTGATACAGCTGGTGGAGTAAATATCTAACATTGTGTCACAAATGTGTTTTTCATATTGCATCCAATTTTGAGAACTAAGATAATCTCCGTATGAAGATGAAGACCCATAATGAGCCATAAAGTATGTGTTTGAAGTGATTAGCCTTTCATCTCCAGCCTGAAGAATAATACTACTCATACTTTCTGCTTGTCCATAAGCAATAATTGTAACATAACATTTAGACATGCATATAGCATCATATATAACCATACCATCAGGCCAAGAGCCACCAATGCTATTCATATGAATTCTAATCGGATCGGCAGATTTATTTTCTAACGTCCTTAGATTTTTAAGAAAAATATTTGCCATTCTATAATCGACACCAGGATTCTCATCCTCTGTACCAGAGAAGAAATTGTGTAGAAATATATCTCTACAATTTAGATTGGCCCCATAGCTATGGATGTCTTGTAATGTATCGTTAGATAATGTCATACTGAAGATCTTTGGATGATATTATCGAGTAATAAATTTAAATTCATATCACTACTGTATCCGTTATGTTGTTGCTTAGCAATATATTCTGTCCATTTAAAGCCCTCTAAACATTCATATTTTAATAAAATGCCACCATATGTAATAATTAAATCATCGTCTTTGATAAAATCATAATGCTCTTTAGCATATTGAACACTCATTTCTTGCTGTACTTCTAAAAAATTATAGTTGCAATCAGACTCAACTTTTATAGAATCAACAGTAAAGATATTCTTAAGTTGGTGAAAGATTTCTTTATAAAAATATTGAGGGTATTTTATTTCTAATATTGGTAATAGCTGGTCATCGTTTGATGAAGTTAACAAATATGGTATTTTTTTAATTTGATCAACACAAAAAATAACAGATAGTATATATACTTTCATACAAAACTCTCCCGTATCCTGTCAATAGAATTTTTTATATTTTGTCTAACAGCTTCTCTAGTAATACCATATCTTTTCCCTATCTTCGCTAAACTTAAACCATCGATATAATAAAGTTTTAGCTTATCCTTTTGTGTGTCATTAAGTAAATCTGAATCAAAAATATCTTTTACAAGTTGTGATTCTAGGTGTGTTTTTTCTTGCTGCAAGACATAATCTACAGGTTCTTTCTGATTCATGTCCTCTAAGATATCACAAAAACTTGTACTATCTTCAGAAGAGAGTATATTATTTAAATAGACAGTTTTATTTGTTCGTAGATATTTTTTGATATATGTTTGTATTGCCCAAATAGCACATTGATTTCTGTAAGAATACTGACTTTTTGATTGGTTGCTTTGCTTACCTTTTCTGTTTTTATCATACTTCCAATCTGCTTGCATCATAGCATAAGCAATATCAGCAATAGCATCTTCACTATTGCTCATTTGATTACAGATTCCTGGGCAAATTCTATTAGAAAATGCCCTAATCGTCTTTTTAGCCATATCAATATATTCAACAAGATCCTTATATTCTTTATTATCCATATTTAAAGTCCTCTAAAATGTAAATCTAAAAAAGCAAATTACTTTTGTGCTTTTTTCCAAGCCTCTGGGTCTGGCCTATCTTTATCTCCAGGCTTTGCTGGTCGATATTTTTTTCCTTCTCTTTCTCTTTTCTTTCTAATGTTTTCCCAGAGTCCTGGCTTATCAGCAGCAAAAGTATTATCGTCATCTGAGGGTACATACTTTACAAAATCATGAATTGTTCTCATGTAATCCTCTGTTATTGCTATTTTACCCTGTAGCCAGCTTTCTGTCAAGTTGTTTTTTACTGATTCGTCGCCAAGAGAATTTAATAATTCTTGTGCATGTCTCATAATAGCATTAAGAGAACCGATATTCATTTCAAGAAAATCTTGCTTGTATTCTTCTAGTTCCATTTCTGGAGTTTCGTTTTCGCTAGACAAAGATTTATTTATGTCAGATAAAATGTCATATTTTCTCATAATATTCACTTAATTTTGGATAAATTGTTTGAATTATTTTTACTGATGCTTCATTGTCAGAAGGATAATGTACACCCTGTAATACACGAGCAAGTGCTGTTTTTTGTGTTAGATCTTCAAAAATACTCTTTTTTTCGGGATAAATAGCAGATAAAATTTCAGAAATTAGAGCAGCATACATTGTGTGGCCGCTAGGATATGATGGGGTGTGGTGGGTTTTTGTTATGATTCTATCGATTTTTATATTGTATAATTCTGCTAACTGAAATGGTCTGGCTCTATTATAATAGTTTTTTAAGTGGTCTATAAGAGGCGAGACTATGTTCTCGTATATTGTATTAAATTTATGATAAGGGAAATCTAGCTTAAACTTTTCAATAATTGGTTCGTATAAAAACATAGGATCTTCGTCTACATTATATACTAATTGAACTTCCTCTATAGTCCTATTATTAGCTCGATTGGCCACATAGTCTAATTCTTTTTTAGTTTCTGGACTAGAATTTTTATTTGGTTGGTTAACAATAGCGAAAAGATTGATATCTCCCAATTCAGGGAAAGCAATATTAGCAGATGGCGTTGTTATATAGTCATAATTTTGCTTATATTTTAGACTATCAATTTGATCTATTTTTTCTGCTAAAGCTTTTTGAATATGATTTATAAGACTCATTGTATTGTTCTACCAGAACTTGCAGCTCCAATAACGAGCTTTATACTTTGGTCCAGGATTATCACAATTGTGTCTAGCTCTAAAGGATTTTCTTCTAGCAGGATCACTCTTTTTTATTTTCATATTAGGATCGCCAAAATTGACCTTAACAACATTCCCTTTGTCGTTTTTAACATAAACACTTCTTTTCTTTGGTCCGTCTGGAGTAAGGAAAGGTTTATTTAATGTTACCTTTCTACCTTGATATTCGGCTCCAAGAGCATTGCCGTCTTCATCATATATCATTTCTGCCACCACTTCCCATGTCCATTCATCGCATTCGTCGTCCCAAGTGGCTTGGGAGGTTAATAGTTCATCGTGTACGTCTTGTATTAAAGATGACTTAGCCCCTTCACGGGCTTCTTTAACACAATATGCTACTCTTTGTTTGGTGTCTGGAAATTCTTTCTTGGACATAGGATCGCTCATACAGCGACTTACGAATTTATTTCTATCTTCACCGCTTTTATGTTTAGGCAGAGGCATTGAACATCTCCTTTGTAATTATAGAGGCTGTATTATCCCAGGTGTATTTTTTAGCAGTTTGCAACCCTTGGGGATTGGTCTTGATATTTTCTTTATACACCTTTCTAAGATACTCTACAGTTTGTTCCATTTGTTTTTCTCCAAGATCTGCCCATTTTCCTTCTCCATTAAAGAATTTTCCATCTTCAGCAACAGTAAGTTCATCAATATCTATTAAAAAGGCATTGTCTTTAGTACAATATTCTGTATGAGCAGAATAATTAGTGGTAATTACGGGCTTGTTTAATGCCATTACTTCAAGGATTTCATTGTTCCATCCTTCTGCTCTTGCTGGGAAAAAGCCACAATCCATATCTCTAATGACTTTTGCCAAAGCTAGATGGGTTGGGACTCTAGCGATAGGCATAATTTTATTGCCTAATTTACTATTTTTATACATATCAACCCAGATTTGATTCTCTTGTGCAGAAAGAAAGGGATTTTGATTTATCATAAATAATTCAACATCATCTTCTTCTGTAAAAGCATTATTAAATGCTTCTAATACAAAGTCATGACCTTTTCTAATTTCCCATTTGCCGATATTAATAAATTTATATGTGTCATTTGTAAATTGTTTTGGGTGTTCATGGTCTTTAAAAACATCAGTATCAACAGCAAGAGGTGACACTACAATTTTCGTAGTTATTCCGTTATTTTCAAGAACTCTTTTACCCCATTTGCTTGCTACAAATACGACATCAAGATTATTAATGTGTGTTTTTTCTATTTGTTTAATTGTATCTAGCTCAAAAAATATTAAAGCCCCATACTTGCCTTTCCCAACACTCATTGATAAATCATGTGGATGCCATACTTTAAAACATGGCGCAGTTTTATCAAAATTTAATTGTGTTTTATGTAGTAAACTTTCTAATACTTGTTTTTCACTAGGACCATCTACCCCTATTGCTCCCAAAGGAAAAAGATATAAGTCGTTGTTAGTATTTTTTATTATTGATTTTAAAATATTAGTAGATGTAATTCCATAACCAGTGGTATTGTTGATAGGGGCTATATAATTAAGTGATTTCATTGATTTTTCCTATAGTTTGTGGCCATGAAATAAATTCTATTGCTTTATCGTCTATATATGCAATAGCACGAGGTTTTTCACTAGTAATATCTGTTACATGTTCTAATAATCCATGCTTATCCAACCATTCAGACACCAATTCTTTGCCTGTTTTGCCATTTAATAGTGGTCTATCGGTTTTTGCTTTTGCTGTAAAAATTATGATTTTATATCGTTCAGATAGTTTTTTTAAAGCATCTATTGCACCATCAACTGGATCATCGTAAATAGTGCCATCATAAAATCCTTTAGAATTTTTATGTATAACACCATCAAAATCTATAGCTAGTTGTTGACTGTTTTCCGATGCTTGTAAAATATTATAATCGTTGATATTCATTTCAAAACATATATCTTTTTTTAAATACATCTATGTTATTTTTCATAGTATAAGCACCATATATAAATTTTCTAGGAGTTATGGTATTTTTCTGCACCGAAACGGAGTGATATGAATTTGGAGTAGAAAGGAAAAAAATAGCTCTATTTTTTTTAGCTTCTATTGTTTTATGAATCGGCAGTTCTTTGTCAAAAATTTGACGAGGAAATATTTTTAAGCTATCAGAACTATGTATGATAAAATCTCCACCATCCCAATCTTTATCATTAAAGAAAATAATAAAATTCCATATTCTAGGATCGGTATCTCTGTGAATTTCTCTGACGTAACCATCTCCTGCTTCAGACCAATCTATGTGTAAAAAACTATCTGTTGTTGGTCCTGAGTTTTCTGTAATTATAGATTGCCATTTTTTTAATTCATCAGAATATTGTTGTGTAACTTTGTCAAATCGATCTTTAGTATTTAAAAAATCATAAAATCTTTTCCATGTTGGGGCATTGTTGATCCATTCATTTAGTGACTTTGCATCTCTTTGTCTTCTTCCTCCCATAACTAAATTACCACTGGTAACATCTGGGAATTCATTGATAAGAGCCTCTAAATCTGTTTCTGAAAAACAATGATCTGTAGACATGTAGGGATATGGATAATCGAAAGTATCAAAATTATCAAAATTAATCATTATATATTTTTTCCTCTATAAATTTAGATCCTAATAATAAATTGATTTTTTTCTTGATATCTGCTCTGTGATCATTAGTCAAATATACTGATCTTGCAAGAGATATAAAACTATCATCAAATTTTTTTTCTTTTTCTTTAATTCTAATATTGTCTTCAATATCCCAAAGTTTTTGATTTGTCTCTTTAAGGTCAGAGTATAATAGTATTAATTCTTGGTTATCTGTAGATATTAGATTATGACATTGTTTCTTTATGTAGTTTAATTCTTTATTTATATTTTTTATTTTATCTGCTTCTTTGGTCTTAGATGCCTTAATTTCTAATATAGACATTTTATCAAAGATATCTCCTATTGGAACTTCAATTTTAATCATGATTATTTTTTCTGGTAAATAAAAAATCTCTCATATATGTTTCCTTCAGTATGTAGTTAAATTTTTGTAAATATTTAATTACATCTTTTATAGAGGTATTGGTCGCAACCATATGTTGTTCCCATTCTATAATAATACATGGTCTATGTTTGTCAATTATTTTTTCACAACCAAGTAATGCTTCATAATCCGATCCTTGTGCATCGATTTTTATAACAGAACACTCGATATCATTAATTTTATTATCACAACGAAAGCAATTGATAGGAATGTTGGATTTTTGGGATGACAACCTCATGTCTCCGGTATTAAAATTATCTATATCTTTTAGTGGTTGTAAAAATAATGTTTGTTCTTTATCTAGGGCACCAAAATTGTATGCTGTCATATTATCTAGCTTATTAAGAACAATATTATGATTTAAAACACCAAAGATTTCAGGATGAGCTTCTACTGAATGCACTTTATAATTTTTAAATTCCTTAGCTATTGGAATAGAGTAGCATCCTATATTGGCACCTATGTCCAATAAGTCTCCTTCTAAATAGTTTTTTATCCAATGGTATAGTGTTGGGTGAAATATTTTATTTTGTTTTATGTGTTTAGTGATATGTCTATCATTAGAAAAACACTCAAAAATACCATATTCATTTTTAATTATTTCAGTTTTCATAAATGTAGTTCCATTTGTTTTTATGCCATTTATTGCTTTGGATGTATTGAATAATTTGATTGTGTACCATTGATGTGTTAAAAAGATGTGGCTTGCAATATAGGTGTGCAAATAATTTTGTGTTTTTAATACATATGCAGTCGGTGAAGTTCATAAAGCTGCCTTCATAAAAATGTGCTTGTTGAGCATTATGTATTGTTTTTCTATAGTGGAGAATATTATGTGGTGTGATACCATTATTTTTTAACCATGTTGCATCTAAATTAATATACGGTGTGTTTGGTGAAAAATATTTACGCTCCAGCAATCTTAGTTTCCTGCCGCAGTTATCAGTTTGTCGTTCATGGATCACTAAGTAATTTTTACCAAATTTAGAGACTATCTCTTCATATATTTTATCTTCTAATTCTTGATCCTGTTTCCAATCTAGAGTTCTCCAATATTTATTTTCAACCGCATCTTTAAATTCTATTCGTATAGTAGGAGCATCTATAACTAAATTCAATTTAATATTAGGATAATTTGCATATATCAGACTGAAAATATCTTTACATAATGAGGAATCTGGGACAACACTAACTGTATCATTTTTTTTGGCATAATCCTTTACTATTGCAGAAAACATTATGCCGTCGCCAATACCACCAGCATGTCTTATGTTAAGATGAGACATTTAATTTACTTTCAATAAGTTGTATATCTTCTGGATAGTCAACAGCATAAGATATATGATCTACTTCAAGCATTTTTACTGGAATGCCATTTTCTATAAACCTTAATATCTCGATATCTTCTTGATGCTCTAGTGGTGACTTATCTTTCTGAGTATGGAATTGTAATAGTTCTGATTTATTAAATGCATATATACAAACTTGTTTTTTAACATTTTTACTAATACCATTTTTACTTCCCGGTAAAGCATTACGACTAGAGTAGAGTAAATAATTATTATTATCACAAACTACTTTTGGTATTTTTTTATCGTTATAATCTTCATCATGATTTAAATTAGACATACAATTAATTACAGCGTTAGGATTATTTTGTTTACATTTTACTACTCTTAGTATGTCCTTTGGATTTATCATAGGTTCATCGCCTTGCACATTAACTAATATATCTGCATCTATTTCTAAGCAGGCTTCCGCTATTCTATCCGTTCCTGTTAAACAATTATCAGATGTTAAAATTACATGGTAGCCAGCTTTCTTGACTACTGATGATATCTCATCGTTCTCTGTAGCGACATATACATTTTCACTACCAACTGCTTCAGAACATTTATCTGCTACATGCAATATCATTTCTTTACCATTTATTTTTGCTAGAGGCTTCCCTGGAAATCTAGAGGACTTATATCTTGCTGGAATAACCACAGCTACTTTTTGTTGCGTAATTTTTTCTAATAGTTTTTTATTGTATGTCTTTTCTCCTCTCAGTGAATTGATGGCATTTGCTAATGATTTTGCTCCAAGTCCAGAAGATGTTAAGTCTTGTGCAAGTAATGGGTGTGTGTGGCTCATGCCAGCGACCATATAAAGAGAATTAAATCCCCAATTATATTTATGTTTAAGTACATCAAACTGTTTTATTAGTTCTAGTAGTTCTGGGGTTAATTTATCTTGAGAATAAAGAAGAAGTTGCTCTGTTCTTGTATTGCCAACTCCTCTACCCATCCCGCAAACTGTTCCGTCCACATAAGAAAACCCTGACTTCAAAGCCTCTAGACTATTGGCAAATGCTAGACCTAAATTATCGTGACAATGAATACCACATGATAATATTGTGGATTTTATGAAAATATTACAAATTTTTCTTACAGAATCAGGAGTTAGATTGCCATATGAGTCTGCAAAATATAGTGATGACGCATAGTGATTCATATTTGTAATAAAGTCAACAAATTGACATTCTGTTAAAAGAGAAGACCCCATGATATTAACAAAAAGGTCATACCCTTTATCCGTAATAAACTGAGCAATAGTTTTTGCTTGCTTGATTTCAGTAAATTTTATTGCTAGTCTACACACACTAAAAGGAGAGGTGTTGAAATCTTTGATGCAATCTTGTAAAAGAGTCACATTGACAGATTCATCATTATTAACGAAATCTTTTGCATCAATCATAAAAGACAATTTTGCTTTAGTTTTGAAGTCAATTATGCTACTAATATATCCGTCATTACACTTTCTGTATGCTCCTCCTTTTTTGGGAGATTTGTATCCAAGTTCTATAATAGAAACATTGTTGTTGTCAAGTGTTTTGACCATATTTCTAACTAGACTATCTGTAAAAGTCCAGTTGGTATAATAGCCCCCATCTCTCAATGTACAATCTAATATCTTCATTTGAATTCTAGGTGGCTTTGATGTAATTGATCTACTTGATGGCCGTCTGGTCTACCCCAAGGATAGTTGGTAGCCCTTTTAAATGGAATGGTATTGTAATAACTACCACCAGAATGTAAATGTTCTGGTAATAATTTGCACGGCGTTATAAAAATATTATCCTTGAATATAGGTCTCCAATTTGTTCTATCTATCTTAAAATTTCTGGCTTTCATTAAAGCCCATCCAAAAGCCTGTTCTGGCGTGTCTAGTTTAACGTCTTGATGGTCTTTGCCTTCGCAATGATCTATTAAAAATTGGCAAGCACTAATAAGTTTGTCTCTATCTTCTATAAATAAATGATTAGAAAAACAGAATGGTATAGATTTCCAGAAACCATTGTCTGTGGTATGTGTTTTATGTGGATACATATCAAAGTTTGCTAAAAGACTATTCAGATTAGGATATAACTCATCGGTTCTAGTCTTCATAACGTATTTAAAATTTGCTTTAACTGCACCTCCTAATATAGTTCTTGCCATAAAATATCTATGACCATGATTGTTGATGGTTTGCATTGCATCTGGATATATATTTTCTATGAGCGTAAACCTACCTTTGGCTTTATCTAGTAAAGATAGGTCCTCACCTTTCCATGTGGAAACAATAACTTCACCGAAATCTTGATAGCAGTCTATTGCTTCATAAGTCCTGTCATCTAATGGTCCTTGTATTAAGGCGCAAATATTTTTTCTAATCTTCATTTAAAAACCACCATCTATTTAAAGTATTTATATTTTGCTGGCTATTGATAGTGTATAAATACTCTATAATTTGAGACCATTCATCAAAGAACAAATTATGAGGGATGGTGCCGAACAACCAGTCTGGACAATTTTGTTTACCTTGTTCTATATGAACTATTATAGGTTTCTTTTGTCTATTAGCAAGAAATATTTCTTCTAAAGTACCGCAAGGATGAGTTTCGATATCTAAGTGAACAATCAAAAAGTCGCTAATGTCTACTAACCTAAGATCAACAGAGCGAATCGTTTTCATTATTTCTGCTAATTGATCATATTGTCCTGTTGATTTTAGTTGTTTTTTGAGAAGATGTGTTTCTTCATTTTCAAGCCCAACTGTGCCAGGTTTTTTTAGTGGATCAAAAACAATAATATTTAATTCTTCAAGGAAAGGCGTTATTTTTTGCCTCCAAGAAGAACCCCTGTCAGGAACACGATCCATCGCACCAGCAAGATAAACCCGCTGGCCCTTTAGTCTATTGACTATCTTCATAAAAACTACCAATCATTTTTGCTATAATACAAAAACAAAGAAAATAATAATAATCCATTAATTGTTCCTATAAATAAAAGTAGGTATTCCTTGCCAACAATCATTAATTAGATCTGATATAGTTGTCCATCTTCCACCAGATTTGCCTGTGCCAAACTTTGGGGCATGTATTTCCACATTTTTATCTTCTTGATTTTTTATTTTTAAACAGAAATTTCTAACATCGATCATACAGCTTACTAGATGTATATAGTTGATATTTTTAAATCTAGTATTTCTATCGCAAAACATTTGGCAGAAGTACAGGTTGTTATTATTTATTCTGCTAGTTTATATAAAAAGATTTTGCCCTAATTGGTGTTTCTGTATCTGCAATTCATTCGTAATAGCTGGGTATCTACTTTCCGCACTAATTATAAATGGACTTTTGATTTTAAAATCTACATTAGAAATATTAGGTACAATGATATCCGTTTCTTTGCTCTTGTTATTGATTATTTCTGATATACTTTCAAATAAATTTTTCGTATAATAATTTATACTATTCTTTATAGTTGTTTTCATTTTATCACCATTTGCCTTTTGGGCATTTCTGATCCTTCCATGCTAACTTGTTCATGAATATTTTTTTATCTGAAATATTACATCCACAGACATCGCATGTCGCTTTGATGTCTTGTTTATCGCTTATAAAATTAAAAAACTCGCATCCTTGGCAAATAGAATATCTTTCCAAGATCTTGCCTTTACTGCATTTTTTCATACCTGTCCTAATATGCGTGTAAAGACTCTTGATGAAATTTATTGCCTTAGTCGTTATTGTATGAGTATTCTTCTTCTTCATACTCTTGTTCCTTTATTTCCCTTCTTCTCTTTTTGAAGTCCTTCCTTCTCCTACTCTCTTCCTCAAAATCAAAAGACTTTCTACTTTTGGTTTTCTTTTTGTTTCTTCTATTATTTCCACGCTCTCGCATAGTATTTCCCTTTCTCTAACATTATATAATTTTTTTTTCTGCTGTCAAGACTTGACAATATCTCATACAGGTCTATATATTATGCATGGGTTGTTATCTAAGAGTTGGGGTTATTATTCCTCTTGACTTATATGTTTTAAATAAATACTCTGGTTTTAGGCTATGTTTACTAAAGTGTTCAATGTAATCGAACTTTGTTAGTCTTTTCTTTTTATAGGACATCAATAGCGCTGCACAACCAGCAGCAAATGGATTAGCCATGCTTGTACCACTCATATTAGCATAACTATCATCAGGAACACAACTAATTACATCTTCTCCTGGTGCTAGAAAATCCAGTTCACTTCCTGTACTGCAACTAAATCTTGAAATTTTCAAATCATTTGATACTGAGCCTATTGATATTGTGTCTGTATATTTAGCTGGATACATAAGTTCACTTTTATTTCCGCTGTTTCCAGCAGCACAAAAGAAAACACAGCCCTTATCTACTGCATAATTAATGCATTGTCTCATGTACATCGATCCTACTGGAGTACCTAAAGACATCGTTATTATATCAGCGCCATTATCTGCTGCAAAAAGTATCCCTTCACATATACTTTTTAGATCGCCAGTACCATCCCTTCCAAGACTTTTGATTGGCATTATTTTAGCCTTTGGTGCAACTCCGACTATTCCTTTATTATTATTATCTGCCGCTATTGTTCCAGCGACATGGCTTCCATGTCCATTATCGTCTACAGGAGCCTTGTTGCGTCCTATAAAATTATAGCCATCCACTAGACTATGTTTTAAATCAGGATGGTCTAGATCGCAGCCAGTGTCTATTACGGCTACAACAACGCCTTCTCCTTGAGCTTTTGACCACTGTTCTTGGACTTTGAAGTTAGAAATAGACCAAGGAATTACTTGTTGATTATTATAATTAAGACCATAAATATTTTGTCTTATATGTGGAAGTAGGCCGCATCTATTTTTTCTTAACATATTTGTCTATCCATTCTAAATGTGGGTATATTTGAACGAAGGCACCTTCATCACCATAATTTGAATCAGCAACTTTATCTAAACTTAAAACTAATGATGTTATTCCAGCCAACTTTCCTTGAATAAATAATCCACCCCCACTGTCTCCAACATTGGGTAGGAATTCTAATTGTGTTCTAGTTCTATCCCTTGATCCATTAACAACAACCATATCTAGCTTAAAAAAAGAATCAATTCTATTTGTACCGCCTCTAAGTTGTCCATCATATTTATTTGCTCCAGTTATCATGGTTCCATATCGTCCATATCCAGCAAAACTACAATATTCATTAAGTTTTATTTTCCCCCTATGTATCAGAGGTTCTTCTACTTGCCCAAATCCTTTTTCACAAAAACCCAAAGCAATATCAGCTTGTAATTTTTTCTTACTGTAATCTTTATTTATAATAAACTTATTAATAAGATGTTCTTTATCGTCTATAACAACATTAATATAATCAACCTCATCTTCTGCTATATGGGCGCATGTTATTATCCAATGACTATTTAGGACTACGCACGATCCTATTGAATATGTTTTACCTTCTTTATTCTCCTTAACTCCTACTACTTTCTTTACGCAATAAAATTTCCTCCCATAGTCTATATATTTTTCTTGCGATACGTCGTGCCTCATTGTTCCAGAGAAAGAAACACTACAAATAATAGACATAACAAATGCAATAATAAATATTTGCTTATTCATGGTCTTGTTTTTATTTTTTCATAATATTTAGCAGAATCGGATACAACATCTGGATTCCAACTCTTGAAGTACTTTAAATGTCCAAAATAAAGATGACAAGATTTATTACATAGAGTTATTAGGTTTTCTGGATCTAATTCTAGTTCCGGGAATTGATGGAAAGGCTTTATATGGTGAACTTCTAACCCTTTTTCAGAGCCACAGGCAGCACATTCTGGATTTTTCTTGAGATGTTCCGCTCTAACTTTAGGCCAACCAATAGCCCTTTTTGTAAATCTTAGAGGTATAAAATTAAATATAGAAAATTTCATAATAGAAGTACTCCGATATAGTTTCCTATATTAGAATATACACCTATTATCAATACTTTCCTAATATACGGCCTTTGCTAGTTCTGATTACATATCCCATTCTTACTAGATAAGGTTCAATGCTATTTTCTATTGTATCCATAGCCAATCCTGTCATGCTTGAGATATTCTTTATACCTAAAGGATTGCCAAGATTTTTACCCAATACATCTAAATACTTACGGTCATTCTCATCAAGTCCTTTTTCGTCAATTCCTTGGTCAAGAAAAACATGATCAACACTAATACTATCCATTTCATCCTTAAAGTATGATGTGTAATTTTCATACCATTCCATTCTAGCATTTAAGATTCTTGGAGTACCCTTGCTTCTTTGAGCAATTTCAAAAGCCTTTTGTTCTGTCAGGGATAATCCAGACTTTTCCGCATTCAACCTTGCTAGTTTGGCTAGTTCATCGCAGGTATAAAAATTAAGATGTTCTTTAATTGTGAATCTATCATAAAAAGGCTGGCTAAGACTTCCTCCGCTAGTCGTAGCACCAACCAATGTAAATGGAGGAATATCTATTTCTTCTGGATCTGACTCCAAGATAATTGTTGCCTTAAAATCTTCCATCACTGGATACAGAAACTCTTCGACTAATTTAGGAAGTCTATGAATTTCATCAATGAATAACACGCAATTATGACTAATATTTAAAAGATACTTCGTCATACTACTAACACTTCTAATTGAAGCAGCATTAGCGGTGATCAGTTCCACGCCGAGTTCATTTGCTATTGCAGATGATATTGTGGTCTTACCAAGACCGGGAGGCCCATCTAATAAAACATGAGATAATGGCTTATTATTCTTTGCACACCCAAAAGTAGAAATTTTAAGTCTTCTAATTACTTCCTGTTGTCCAATAATACTATCAAAACTATCAGGTCTGTGAGTTGCCATCTTTATTTTCCTTTGTCCAAAATATAAAGTCGTTCTTTTCTTCATCAAAAGCGGATTCAAGTAAACCCTTTTTCACCAAATTACTAATGATATTACTAACCATTCTTTGGTTAATATTTTCTATAATATCATAGAGTATCTTATCATCCATCAAGTACTTAATTTTCTTTGTTTTTTTATGTCTCATCTTTCTTGAAGTCTCCTTGATTATATTAATGCATTCTTTTTTATCAAGGACACTTTCAAGTTCTTCTATTTCTTCTTTAGTTAGAGATTCAAAACTATCATTAATATCTACTATATAGTTTTCTTCATCTATATCTTCATCTTTAAAATTTATATATACAATATTTCTAATATAGTCAGTAAATTTATTTATATCTGAAATTTCTAGCCAGTCTCCATTATTTTTCATTATATTCCTTTAGTTTAACATATCAAACATACCACGATAATATACTGGTTGTCTAACAATGTGAGATGCGTGTGACATAAAGTGATTTCTATATTGCTGATCAAAGTAATTTGATATAAAACATTTATATTTCCATATAGACTCATCGTATTGATTTTGTCCAAAATATAAAAACTTTTGCGATATTTCGTTTTCTTTATTCTGTTGCTTGTTCGGGAGATATCCAGATGATACGATCCACTCTCCATTATCATTGAATACAATATCCTGCATTGCTGCTTTTAGCCATTTTTCCCAAGCAACCCAATCTATTTTAAAGTCTTTAGGATATCCATATTCATTATATTCTGGGTAGTAGTTGTGTTCATCATCATCATAATCTTCATATTCAGGTTCTTGATTCATTGCATTCTCCAGACAAGGAAGGGCTATGAGGTACAACAGACTACTACATTATACCCCGTAGCCACTTCAAAGTCAACCTACACAGAACTTATCAGAGGATGCGGCGGGATCGAACCGCCATAGCCCAAAATGCTCACCCTTCCAATCACAGAATCAATAATCATCGTATTCTTCTTCGTCATCTTCATCATACTGATCCCAGTAATCTTCATCATACTGGTCGTAGATGTTATCATCTTCATCGTCGTGGTATTCATCTTCAGCAAACTCGCTCTTGTAAAGAGGCTTGAGCAATTCGCCCTGATATTCACCGACTACTTCATATCTGCAAGTACGAAGTTTCTCGCAATTACAGTCGCTAGGAACACTCACAACATCTTGAGGATTGATCTTAACGATAACGATCTTATCGCCAGCCTCAACACTTCCGTATGATGCCACATAGTTCAATGCACCAGCATGAAGTCCCTGAGAGCATCCCACTGAGCGATTATCGTCCACCTTTGCTCGACGCATTGTGCAGACCTGACCTACCCTGTTGTCAAACTCACCTTTCCACTTGTCCCTGAAGTCGCTACGGACTGCTTTGTATGCAAGGAAATGTCCATCCTCAGTGATAGGAAGATTTTCATGCTCCAAGAAATCATACAGTTCAGTCTGACTCTGCATACTTGGATTCTCCATAAGATTCTTCAAGAAATTTACGAGCGGCTCAAAAGGTAGACCCTTGCTCATAAACTCTAGAATTCGCTTACTAATACTTCCATGAACTTCTTCGCCCTCAAAGAGAACTCGCCCGTTCTTAACTTCAACCTGACCGTTGCTATAATTTGCAACTGCTTTTTCAATGTCTACCAATCCCAGCAACTCATCTTCTGTTGCGGTTGGTAGAGAATCCAGAATCAACTTGTAATTTGTATGATCTGGAAGAACTTGGTGAGCCTTGTTAGCCAAGATCACCGTCAAATTACCGTCAACCCACATAAAAGGAACGCTCATTATTAAAACTCCTGTGATTAAAAAACCTTAAACCAATTTCCCTAAATCCTTACCCAAACCTTCACGATCATTCTTGTCATACCAGTCACTCTTGAATCCATAGTAACCGTCTGATTCCAATGGTTTTCTTCCGATCACTCGTATGCTTTCTACATCGACCGCACTAACAATATACTTGAGCATCGGTGATTTGTCAACCTCTGCTTGAAGATTTTTTCTCAGGTCTGACATTTTTCCAATCTTGCTGGTATATTCCGACACATCTACAGATACGTCAAATTCATCGTATGAACCATATACCGTCTGAATCTGTGTATAAAGACTGACTAGTTTTACATGATTGTCTTTAATCTTGGCTGGATCGCAACCATTCAGATCATACTTATGTAAAATCTTTGTCATATGGGCAAGATAATCATCCTTTTTAATACTCTTGAACTTCTCATCTCCCATGACATGGTTAGTGAAAAATTCCATCACCATCCACTGGTCAATAAGATCCGACAGTTTAGAGTTCTGAATAATCTCTCGATAGTTCAATCCACACATATTGACAACATGGTATGCTATCCTTCTGTCTGTAAAAGTTCTATGCCATCTGGTTGTACAAGATTCATCATTGGAACTATATTGATCTTGACAATAATCCATGATGGCCTCATACTTGGCAGTTGCCTTGGAAATCTTTTGCACAAGATGCTCTACTCTAGGCTTAAGCCACTTGGTAAAGTCTACAAGATTATATCCCTGCTTCTTGAGTTTGGCTACAGAAGCCTTCTTGATTGCAAACACATTCTTATTTTTGCAAATCTTAGTGAGTAAATTATTTTCTTCCTTATGCAACAGCCTTCTATATACATTAAAGATACTGATATGGCCTTCTTCTGCCGCATATCTAGTCATTGGAATATATAGAATCTGGTCACTATCCTCTAGACCACTAAGCAATTCTTCAGACAATTCTCTAAGATGGTCAGAATCATTAAGGGCTTTGCCAGACAGGCGGTTACAATGACTATCACAATCTTTAGAGTTTGAGATAATAAAGATTTCATCAGCACTAATTCTACCAGAGGTTCCACCGCTTTTGCGAGTCCCAGACCTCATTAGACTACGATAGTCTGAAACCTTGAGAATATTATCAGCACCAACATCCTTAATGAGATCGTCAAAACCCTTGCCAGAATCAGTCTCAGGATTTTCGCTATCAATCATAAGATAGCCAAAACAATTATTGAGATTGCAATACTTGGTGACTATCTTCTTGGCACTCTCAGCACTTCTGGTATCACACTGGAAAAATACAATCTTATCTTTTCTAGTTGATGCGTTCCAGTAGTAATTACTGCCTTTGCCGTTTAGAGTTTCGCTATGGATTTTATCTGTGAGATAAACAAGCCTGCGACTACGATGTGTGCCAGACCTAAAATTCATTGCATATAGTTGTTTGTGCTTACCTAGTTTATATTCAAGGTCTACACCACTAGACAGTTCATGCTTTTTGCCTTCAGGATCAGTCCAACTAGCACCTGCACTATACCCGCCAGCAAGATCGCTTAGACTATAATATGTCTGATATGCTTGTACCAGAGTCTTACATTCTGCAATCTTTGTAGTCATATCTTCTTTTAGTTGCAGATAAATTTCTTGAGTCTTTTTACGCAGCACATTGATCACACCCTTGGTGTACTGCAAACCTTCTCGACTAACATCCATCTCCAATTCGCCAATATCAAATTGGATTTGTAGATATAGGCCAGCATTAAGAATCTCTCTGACTAGGTTCTTCCAGTTGTCAACATCTGCCCTTCTGAAAGTTCGATTCCACTTTTGGATATTGCTATTTGTCGTTTCTTCTTCTTCACCAATAATCTTATCGGCACTAACTGGGTACGCAATGTTACCCATGACTGCAACAACTCCACCAGCATTATGATGCGACGAAGGAAATTGACCACTATCTCCAGACAATCGACCAACCTTCCAACCGTCACCATCAATCACATAATTGTGGTAAGAGTAAGAGTGATCCTGCATATCAGAATCAACCGAACCTTCTACAATAGGCTTTGTTTTAAAGTAGTGGTATATTCTCTTAGCCTTCTGATTAAACTCTTGATAATCATACTGCTTTACGGCAAAACTAATTTCAAGACCATTAGGCTCATCAGTTTCAGTGACTCCGAATAGGTTGAGACTAGGCACACCGTTCTCGTCCATAGCCGCTATGTAGTTGTACGCTTTGCCATTGAAGTAAGAAGTGGTACTAAAACTCTTAGTATAAGCAAATGGACTCTTAGAACCAAGACCAAGACAACCAGTAAAATCGTTACTGTCGTTCTTATTACTAGCCCCATAAGTCGTGTAGAGTTCTTCCATGTCCTCTTGAGAAAGTCCAGTACCATAATCTCTCACCGTAAAGTTAGGGTTAGATGCGGTAGGCAGAGTTACCTTAAAAGGATTCTTGTTGCCTGCTGCAATATGAGCGTCGTAAGCATTAGTAGACAGTTCTCTAATAACTGCCATAACCTTATCAGAATATAGAGAATCTGAAAGGATTTTAAACATTTTGCTAGTCTGGGCGATGGTGAACTGATTAGCACTGTCCATGCCTCGACTGTGAATTTCAACGGTGCGATCTGCAAGTTTCATCTGTGTAGTCTCCAAAAAAGAAAATTGTCCTGTGATAGCCTAAGTATACCATCGGCTACTAGGCTTGTCAAGCATTAATCTTTTAATCGTACCCTCTGCCATGCTCATCGTCATCATCGTCATCTTCTGAATCTTCGTATTGACTAAAATATTCCTCATATTCTTCCGCATCACCATCTTCTTCCACTAGTTCAAACATAGACATTGTTTCAACAAGATAATCCAATTTATCGTTTAAGGTAGCCAATGTAGTAATAATACTGCTAGTTCTTTTAACTAGAACATTATACTTAGTCAATAGGTCTTTATGGTTTTTTTCAATTTTTTTAATTAGCTCATTAATTTCTTTATCTGCCATTTTTAAACCTCAGATATTCTCGGATGTCACCATTTTGAAGTATTTTTATATCTTCATATGGTGATGCAATTCTACGATAGAATTCTTGTTTTATATTTTCTAATACACCAGTAATCATGGCTATTTTGGAATACGAAACCTTGCCCATGCTACCAGCAACAATCCTACTAAAAGTGTAGTTAATTTCTCCTAAAATAGATAAAAATTCTTCGTCTGTTAATTCATTACCCTCTGTTAAGCATTGAGTCATATTTTCAATACATTCATCCAGAAATATTCTTGCTTCGTCTTTAATATATGGCATTATGACACCTATTCCTTATCTAAATATTGTACTGCTTTTTTTAATAGTGTAACATCATCATTAAACGCACCAAGACCTCTGTTGCACTTATGACATAACCATCCTCTGAACTTATCTGTTATATGATTATGATCCACAACCCAAGTCTTATTTCTTTTTCCTCCTTGTCCTTTTACCTCGACAATTCCCTTTTCACAAATGGGACAAACATAATCATCTGGCGCATCTCCGTGAATCTCCCTAAGTTTTTTGGCCTGCGAGGCCATTTTTTTTAGACACTCCTTACATTCTGTTCTCCTGTAATTTTCTCCACCACGCCAAGAAAACTCTTCCTCATTTTTATATTCGTGGCATTTTGTGCATTTTTTTGTATTTGTTTGATCTTTACCACACTCTTCTTTTTTAATGTCAAACAATAAACATTGAGACATAACCTTTCCTTTCAGTCATAAACAGTAGGACATTTACAATTATACTTTTCACAGTAGGGACATTTTGGCCCCGGTTCTTCAAATCCCCATGCATTTGAATATCCTTCAAAACTTTCATATCCAGTATCTATGCATACCAGTTTTTTATTCTGTCCTCTCTTAATGTAGCCCATATTGTTCATATGACAATCCCAAAACTTTAATCCTGTTTTCTCTCTAATCTTATCTACTAAATTTTGTATTTTCCTGTATGGAATTTTAGTATCAATATCAAATAGAACAGCCTTCTCTGTCACATAGCCCCAACTGGTCACAGTGTCGCTAGGAGTCCATGTTTTTAAAAGTTCTGGGTCATACCAGTATGCTATTTTACAGAGTGGCGTGAGAACAGAAGGAGCAAAATCAAACTTATTTAGTATAAGCTGATTAATCAGAGATTTTTTAGCCCTAGTTTTATTCTTAAAAGATTTAAAACCCAAATTTTGGTGGCCTCTGATGGGCAGGAAATCGCAATATCCACCAGAGTCGCACCAACTAGTGTCTACCAAATAATCGTGATTAATCATTATCTATGCTTTAAGTTTAATTACAATGTCTTGATTATCTTCAGTTAAGGTAACAGAGATATCAGAATCGCCCTCTCCAATTTCATGATACTTTGCTGGAACGTATTTAATATACTTACGTTCTGCTGTAGTACGTTTAAATACTAGATAAATATCATAATCGCCTTCTAGGATTATTTCATTATCTACTTCAAAAGTTCCATCCTTATTAATTTCTGCAAGGAAGAAGGTTCCTCTACTGTCTTTTCTTTTTAGCATAATACTACCTCCCTCTAGAGGTTCACCTTTTGGCAATAAAACTTTGCCTCTTACTTGCTCTAAAGGTTTATACTTAATGCTTTGACCACAACCAGTAAGTAGAACAGATGCTAGGACGAGTGCAGTAAAAATATTTCTTATATTAATATTCTCTTGCTTTGGAGGGATTATTTGGCGGGAGACTCACAGTGAGCCTTGATTGAATATCTTATAATACTCATTTCGGCAAGGATAAATTGTTAGAAGTTTGTTAGAATTAATAAGAGTAGATATGTACGGGAACTCCCGTAATTTCTTCAATAAAAATAGAGGCATCAGTCACATTATAAAAATCTCCTAATGCTTTTCTTGTTTTATAGTACTCTGGCTTATAGATCCCAAATACTCTGTAAAATGGTTGATCAACCGCAAATTCATCAGCATTTAAGAATTCTTCCGCTGTTTTAATCTCTTGAATAATAGTACCACCCTCATAATCTGAAATCTCTCTACAGGTAATAATCTCAAAAGCCTGAAAGTAAGACTTAGTATTATGATGGTTTGGAGTATGTGAATTAACTAATTTTCCGTCGTATCCCATGTGCTATCCTTCATGTTTAGGTTATACAATAATGCCGAAGGTGGGACTTGAACCCACACGCCCAAATGAGCAACAGATTTTAAGTCTGTTGTGTCTGCCTATTCCACCACTTCGGCTTTGGGCCACTCCCTTATCCTATGATTTGTAATGACTTTGCAATAGTCTGGCTTTCTCAACCATTTTATCTATATTATTTGCTCTCACAGGTTTTTTTCTTTGCATTTTTGGCAAATAGATCCCACGGTCTGCTAGTATATTTTTTGTCCTAACATATCTAGCCATTGTTGTAGAAAGTTTCTGTCCTGTCTTTTCAGAAATTTCGGCATAACTAGAACTTGAATAAACAGCATCCAAAAAATCTTCATCCGAACATCGTTTTCTTTTCATCTCAATCCTCTTTGTTAAGTCAGTCCAATTACGCTATTATATCACAACTATCGTCACTTGTCAATCGGTTTCTTTAGTCTTTTCTGCCAAAGCAAACGCACCAATAAAGAGTTCTTTTGTTATAAGCAAATCCACATCCTATATGAGTAAAACTTTTATTCATAATATTTCTTTTATGTCCATAACTATTTAACCAAGTTTTCATTACTTGATCTTCATTCTTTTGTCCGTATGCAATGTTTTCACCAGCTCTATTAAAGCCTAGTTGCATAATCGAAGACATCTTACTATGCTGAAGAGTTTCTGATGAAGCCATATGCTCTGCCCATTTTTGAGCATATCTAGATAATTGTTCATCCTCTACCAATGGTTCTTTAGGCCCACTAAACATAGTGCCTTTAGATCGTGCCTTATTGTGTAGATTAATTAATTTAGCAATACTAATCATTATTCTCTTTGCTAGGCAGCAAAATTCCTAAGAGCAAATAAAGCCAGAATATAATAGATCCACTAACGACTGCCCCGAAAACTGTGGCTAGTCTGATAATAGTAACGTCAATGCCAGTATAATCAGAAAATCCAGCACAGACACCAAAAATCATACCTCTTTTTTTATTTTTAGTAAAATTACTCATATTTCTTTATCCATTCTTTAAAATTTTTAGATGTAAAGCCATGTAGTTCTGCAATCTTTTTATTATTGTCTCCAAAGATAAAAGAACTAGGGTATACTTTAATATTTAATTTTTGAATTAATTCTGGATGTTCATCAACATCTATATATGTATATTCAAAATTTTTAATAATTTCTGGATTATTTTTGATATATTCCTGCTGCTTGATGCAATAAGGACACCATTTGGCTCCTACGACTATCAATTCTTTGGCATACACATCATCAACTTGCAACAGTAGTACTATTAATAAT